AAATATTAAAAAAACAAAGTTAATTTAAATTGTATTATTTATTGTTCACAAACAATAGATATATCGGTTGAAACACAGGTTAAATATTTATAATATTACGACATAAAAACGTATTTTAATACATAAAATCGTATTTTACGACATAAAAGTTTACGATGTTTAAAGATAGTTTATTATAAAAAATGTCATATAATTGTGAATATTGTAATGTTTCTTTTAAAAGAAATTGTGATTTTTGTGATTTAACTAAACATAAAAATACTCAAAAATGTAAAGATAATAAAAATAAATATGAAAATGAAAATTATTTTAAATCTCAAAATAATGAATTACAAAATAAAATAAATAGTTTAGAAAGAGAAAATGAAGAATTAAAATCGCAACTTAAAAAAAAAGAATAAGAAATAATTGAAAAGAATACCATTATAACAAATATTCAAGAAAAATCAGAAGAGTATAGAAAAATTGTTGAGAAAGCAGCAACAAAACCAAATATAAAAAATACAACAAAAAATACATATACTCATAATAATTATTTAAATTTAATTTCTCAAGAACCTATTAAACTTAGTAATATATCAAAATAATTAAAAGATGTTGTAACAACTAATTCTCTTATGTTTGATGATAATGAATTCCATGAACATATAGTTGATAATATATTGAGAGATGAAAATGGAAAAGATAAAATATTATGTACAGATATAAATAGAAAAAACTTTTCTTATAAAGATGAAACTAGTGGAGAACTTGTATCAGATCCAGAATTGGAAAGATTAAGAGAACAACTAAAGAAAGGAACAGATATGAATGAAATAAAAATAATAAAAAGAGATTTATTGAATAAACTTATAGAAAAATATGAAAATACGAATATAGACCCATATGTTAAATTTTATGATATAATTAAAAAATTAGAATTTGGAAATCCTTTTGTTGAACATATAGCTAAAAAAACTTATGTTAAAACAAAAAGTAATTTGGATAATTCAGAAAATTCAGAAAATTTAGAAATTGAAAATTAATTATAGTTTACAGTTTATACAATTTTTTAAATTGAGATAAAATTTGATTTATTTGAGATTTATTCAATTCAATATTTTTATATTTATTAATATTTTCTTTTATTTTATTATTTGATTCAGATAAATTCAATTTACTTAAAATTTTAGAAAAATCTTTATTTACAAGAAGATGTAGCATGTTTTCAGAAAAAGTAAGAGAGTTTGCAAAATGTTTAAAATCATCTTTTTTATAAAATTTTTCCCAAATTTCATCATCAAGTTCAATAATATTTAAATAAAGTTCTGTAAATCCTTTTGGTAAATTCATTAATGTAATATGACGAATGAAATAGTCGTATAATACAATTTTATTATATGAAATCCAATCAATAAATTCAAATTTAGATTGTTCAAGTATGCTTTGAGAATACAATTCACAGTATTTATATATATTATAAAAAAATAAATGTAAATGATGATATTCAGATTTATAAGAAATATTTTCAATATGTCTATTTATATTTTTAAATTTTTCAATATTCATAATTATTGATTTATTTGAAATATTTAATTTTTCCATTTGTTTTTTTAATTCTAAAACAATATTTGATAAATATTTAATCTGTTCAACTAAATTATATTTTTTTACATTAATTTCATTATCAATAAAATTTTTTTGAAATATTTTAAAAGGCATTTTAATATAATTTTTTATCAACATTTTTTTCAATATTTTATTTATATTTTGTTTCTCAAAATTATTTGCTTGTTCTCTTGATAATTCTGTTAATTTATTATACTTGAATAAAATGTTATATACATCTATATTTTTTAAAAAACAATCAAGAAATTTATTTAATTTAGATTCAATCATATTATCAATTACTTTATATTTTTCATTTTCTGATAATTCTGTAATAATTTTATTATTATAAAATTTCAAATAAATTTTATTTACAATATTTATCATTTCACTTTCATCAATAAATATATTTTTATTTAATTCATATTTACATAAATAATGAAAAAAGTTTATACAAATATATTTTAATCGTTCATTATGTAATTTTGATTTACTTTGTGATTTACTTATTAATTTTCCTAAATAGAGTTCTTTAATATATTCTTTAATTGTATCAATTTTTTCATCAAGGATTTCATTTTCATTTATAATATTTTGGATTGTATTTAAAATATCATCGTTTTCTTCTAATTCTTCTAATTCTTCCTTTAAAGACATTTGTTCATTTTTAGTAAAATATTCATTTATTTTGTGAATATCCATACGTGTATCTGTAACTAACATTATGTATAATTCTTCAAAACTTAATTCAAGATTTGAATTTATCAGGTCGTAAATAAAACCATATTCAGTTCTTGCTTTTTTGAAAAAATTGGAATTTATTTTAGTATTTGATTTTCCAATAATAGAATAAAGTGTTTGTATAAATTTTGTAATATAAACACCTATTTCTGTTAACTTTGTATGTTTATTTTCGTAAACTATATCAATCATTATAAAAACTAATAATTTGGTTATATCCACTAAAGGAATTAAATAACTAAATCCTAAAATGTCTTCGTCTAGAGGAGTTAATAACACATTTTTAACTTTGTTATTATCATGAAATTTATATTTTAAAAAAGATAATCCGAAATCAATAAAAACAACTTTATAATTTGATTTATATTTTATAGATTTTCCATTTAATAAAAATAATTCAATATCAAATTTATTTTTAGAATCATGTAATATTAAAAAATTATCTGTATGTAAATCACCATGTAAGAAACCATATTTGTTATAAGCATAACTTAATGTTAAAAATAACTGAGAAATAATATCTGAAAAATCCTTCATTGATAAATTAGTCAATTCGTTAATTGTTTTGCCTTGAATATATTCTAATAGTAATTTAGAAGTATTTAATTTTTTTCCAAAATAACCACAAATATGTTGTTCAATATTAGGATCATTTTTCAATACATTTGCAATAAATAATTCATACATCATTTCATAATCATCATAAAAATCTTTTATAATAATTTTATTTTCAATTCCATTTATTTTAGTTGACGCGATTGTAACTACACTTATTTCATCATCACTTACAAATGTTTTTTTTAATATTTTTAATTTTTTTACTTGTCTTGAATTTATTATAATATTATCAATTGAATTGTTTTTACACTTTTTTATAGAACTTAGATTTTGACTACACATATAATAACACTGATTTTGTTGAAAATCTTCTGGTATAATTTCATTATCTAATTCAATATCTTTGCATAACTTTTTAAATGTAAATTTTTTATTGATTTCATTTTCTATTAAATCATATAACTCATCTTCGTCTCTTATTAAAGACTTATATTCTGTTGACATTTGAACTGATATCTAATTTTATAATAAATATTAATTTTATAATTTACAAATAAATTATAAAATTAAAAAAAAACTTTTTTTATATATTTAAAAATATAATTATTTTATGTAAAAGATTTACATATAATTTTTTATAAAATGAATCAAAATAATGAAATGTATACTATAAACGATGATGGTGAAATTGTTCTTGTATCAAATTCATATAATCAATCTATAGATGAACAAAATTTACAACAACATTTTGTCCCTCAAAGTTTCGGCACGAATGTGCCTCAATCTTTAACCCAACAAAAAATTTCTTCTCAACAACACGGTTTTTTAAACCAACAAAATTTTAATCAACATAAGAGTATGCCACAACAAGGTTTGCAACAAAAAAATATTCAACCTCAACTTCAAAGACAACAAGTATCGAATCAAAGATTAGTAAATGGACCAAAAGTTGTATCTGTTTCTCCTTTGGTTCAACCAAATAGACAAGCTCCTTTGTCTCCACAACATTCACAAAAATTACAACAAAATTCTTTACCAAATAACAGAATACAATTGCCACAAAATGGTATTCAAAAAACTAACACCCAAAATTTAGTTCAAAATAATCAAAATCTTTCAGTTAAAAATAATGTAAACAATCTAAATAATGTAAATTTAACTAGACAAGAAAGTTTATCTTATGATAATTGGAAAAAGAAAAATTTACATATGAACCAGATGGTTCAATCAAATGGACAAATGAATGTTCATCCGCAATATAGACATCTTCAAATGAATCAAAATATGAATAATGTAAATCAGAATATGTATAATTTACCAAATGAAGATTTAAATAATGATTTAATGTTTGATTTAGAAGATAATACTCAAAATGAAATTCAAGAATTAATTGTTCCATCTTTGTCAAATAGAGCAAAACATGGTTCGTTTATGAGTAATGAATCAAATAAATATAATAAATATACAACAGTTAGAGCAAAAAATGTAAGTTCAGCTTTAGCAATAAGAAAATCAAAGAACTCAGAAAGTAGTTTTTTGTAAATATTTTTTAATTTTTATAGTTTTTATAGTTTTTTATTTTTTTTTCTTAAAAGTGGTTGAACTTGCTCTCTTTCTTCTTCTTCATCTTCTGGTTCTGGAAGATTGTCTTCATCAATTGATGATAAAAGAGGTAAAGAAGTTTTTGATTTTTTTCTATTTTTTTCTATAACATTTGTTTCAATTTCTTGTTCATTATTTTTATGAAGTATCATTTGTTCAAGTCTTTCAATTCTTGAAATTAAATGTAAGTATTCTTTTTTTGTTAAAATTACTTCAGAAGAACCAGAAGATGATGAACTACTTCTTGTATACTTTTTATATGAACTTTCTTTATTTTCGTTTACTGAGTTGTCTTCAGAATCATTTGGAACAGTAGATGGAGGTTCTGATAATGTTTTTTCAACGATAGGTTTTTTAGTTAATGGAAAAATCCATCCTTCTCCTCCTTTTAACATTTTATTCCATTTTCCTCCAATTGATAATAGTTTATCCTTGTAAGGAATTGTATTACCTCTTACAACAATAGCTTTTTCACTATATTGTTCAATTGTAATTGAAGACATTTTATAATTTAAAAATCTTTAAATTGAAAATATTTTTATAACTTTGTTTAATAAACTTATTATTTTTTAAAAAAATCAATTTTTTTAAAAATAAAAAAAATTGAATATTATTTATTATATAAATAATATTATATAAATTCATAATATTATTGTAATAGAAATGTACAAACCTAAAAATTATACCGGTCCTATTACAATTGTTAAGGGAAAACATGATGAATTACGAGAATTTATAACATCATTATTAAGAGAATATCCAAAACTTAGTATGAAAAATATTGAAAAGATTTTAACAAATGATTCTATGGAACAATTTAAAAAAGCATTTACCACACCTGATGCTGATCCTAATAATAATTATGAATTTTATGAAATGTTAGGAGACTCAACTTCTAATAATTGTATAGTTTGGTATTTTCAAAGAAGATTTTTTAAAAATGTAGAATCAATTACTACTTCTAAGGGAACTATGTCTCCTCTTGCAATTATGGGAAGACTTAAACAAGAAGGAGCATCTGTTAGACAGTTTTCTAAATTCTCAAATCAACTTGGATTTTTACCTTATATCACTATGACAAATATTGAGTTTGAAAAACCAACTAAAATATTAGAAGATGTATTTGAATCTTTTATTGGATGTTTAGTTTATCATGTAGAAAAAAATTTTGGGTTACATACTGGAATGACAATCGCTTATCCATTTATTGAGAAATTATTTGATAAAGAAAATATTTCAATTACAAAAGAAAAATTATATGATGCTAAAAGTATTTTAAATGAAGATAAAACAAAATTTAAAAATTTTGGTATAAATATTGATTATAACACTATGGAAAATCCAGATAAAAGTGATATTTCTACTAAATATATATCATTTATAACTGTTAAATCTAGTGGAAATTTATTATTATCAACTGGTGAATATTATGGAAAAGATAAACAAAGTATTGAATTACAAGCTTCAAAAGAACTTCTTTCTACGGATAGATATAAATTGTTAAAACAACAATTTAAAATTGATTGACTTTAATACATATATAAAAAATGACTTTTTTTATTTATAATATAAAAAATATTATAAATAAAATGACATCAATTACAGCTTTATCAAACGATTTAACATTTGAAATATTTAAATTTCTAGATAATAAAGATTTAGATAATTTATCTTTAACTAATAAAAATATAAACTATGATATAAATAAATATTCAAATACATTTTTTAAAAAAAATTGGAAAGATTATATAAATGAAAAAAAATGTATTAATTGTAAAACTATTTGTGATGATTCTATTTGTGATAATTGTATAACAGATACTTGTTGGAATTGTTTAAAAAAAGTTGGTTCTGAAAATTTAACAGTTAAATACGATAAAGATAATAATCTCGTATTTTGTTGTATTAAAAAATGTAAATATAATTGTATTAAATGTAATAAAATTTATAATAAAAAAAAATTGGATGTTATATTGTATTAATTGTTCTTAATTTTTATTTTTTTTATTTTTATTTTTTTTATTTTTATTTTTATTTTTATTTTTATTTTTTTTAATAAAAAAAATGATTTTTTTATTAAAAATTAAATTTATTAACAACTATTTATCCCACAGATAAATTAAAATGTCAAACGAACAATTTGTCTCTGTTTTTGTTTCAAAGATTACCGAATTAATGGTAATTCTTTTAAGCTCACAATTTGAAGATTTTTCTAAAGAATTATTACAAAAAATCAATAAATTTGAAATTAAATCTATTGATGATATTCATTCAATATGGAATTTAAAATGTAAAGATAGTTCTTTGAAAATTAATAATACTTCAATTTTACTTAAACCTCAGAAATCAAATAATGATAAAGTTAATAATGAAGATAATATTTGTACCTTTATCTTAAATAAAGGAAAAAATAAAGGAAAAAAATGTGTTAGAAAAAGTAAAAAAAATGAACATTTTTGTTATTATCATTCTAAAAAAAATTCTCAACAACAAAATTTAAATACAAATAAATCTGTTGAAAATAAAATTGAAAATGATAATTTTGATGATTTTGATAATGTTGATGAATTTAATGAGGGACATTCGTCCCGAATCCTTGATGACAACGAAGACAATCAAACAACAAAAACTTATGATATAAATGAAGAAAAAATTGAGAGACCTGCCCCTTCCCTTTCAGGGGGACACAACGTGCACTGGGCGGACCTTTACGGCGTTGCAAAGCAACAGAGAAGTGATTTGAGACAAATCCTGTCCCCGAAGGGGTCCGTTGATTATAGTGATAACGAAAATGATAATGAAGTTAATAATGAAGACGACGAATATGATAATGAAGATAACATAAATAAATCTAAAAATATTGATGATTTTATTTCAAATATGTTTGATTACGAAGATAACAAAGAACAAGAAAAGAAAGAACAAGAAAAGAAAGAACAAGAAAAGAAAGAACAAGAAAGATTAGAACAAGAAAAGAAAGAACAAGAAAGATTAGAACAAGAAAAGAAAGAACAAGAAAAGAAAGAACAAGAAAGATTAGAACAAGAAAAGAAAGAACAAGAAAGATTAGAACAAGAAAAGAAAGAACAAGAAAGATTAGAACAAGAAAA